GTTGTCCGGGCCAGGAGCCAGATAGTAGATGCGGTTTTCTACATCGCCGAAATACGTCTCTCCTCGGTAATGCTCAGTCGTGATTATTGGAACATCAAGCCAGACACTCCAACTCTGCGTAGTGAGGTCGAGGAAAAGTTGAGTGTAAGGCGTATTCTCCAACTTTGGCAGGACAATCAACATTCCACCTTCTGAGGGGTGGATTTTCATCTCATATCCAAAGAGGTTGCGGCGTTCTGCGTACCGCTGGCGGAACAGTGCATTGATCTTTGCAGTGATATAATTCTCCTCATCTCCCGGCTGCATACCGTTGACCAACCTAGAGATGGGGATAATACCGAACTGAGTACCGATGAGAATATCGCCACCAGACTCATTGGCAATGCGACGTCCGCGGGGAGTTTCGCCCACATACCAGACACCCTTCAAACCGAACTGTCCTGCGGTGGTGGGATCTGTGCCTGTGTAGACCAGGATGTCACCCTCAGAGCTGATCGCTACGAGGTGATCGTCAATGCCGTATCCTGCATCCAGCGTCCACGAGTATATTCCCTTGAGGAATCCACCGTAGCGCATCTTTGAGCCGAAGTCAAATGCGATCGCTTTACCAGTGAGGATACCTACCGTCTCCAGATACCACGCACGAGTGGAGTTACGCTCCACGAACCATACGCGGTTCTTCCAAACCGTGACAAAGCAGAACAGGTCAGGGTCAACGCCATTGATCGTGCCGGGGTTCGTTCCTTCCTGAACCTTAGACCACGTATCAATCGCAAAGTCATAGATGTAGTACCCGTTGATCAGGTCGCACAGCATGATAAACTGTGCTCCCGCCGTATTGGTGAAGTTATGCCACGAGCACCAGCCCGCGTCCTCACCTTTGTCGGCGAAGTCCACAACCTTGACGGGATCGACCGCACCGCCAGACGAAATATCGTAGACTCCATCCTGTGTAGTGCAGAACAGCTTATCCCCTACATTAAGGCGACCAGATGCGTTACCGGGGACGATGGTACGAATTCCGGTGAAGATACCGTCATTGACAGGATTGCACCATTCTTTGTAACCCTTACGGACACGTAGACCAAAAGCCTCAGAATTCATGTTGACCGTATACAGCGTCTCCGTCAATGGCATCTCTGCCACTGGACGATTAGACACCATTCCCCCCATTGGGGCAGGAATCGTCACACCCTGAGTCGTCTGTGGCGAGGGCTGCTGCCTCGCCGCCATCAGATCACTTCTAGTGGGTCTAGCCACCAAAGCCAGTCTCCGGAACGTTGCGAGAATCCAAGTATCGCATTCCTTGGAACGGGCGTCCTGCGTTCAGTACAGGAGCGCTGTTATCCTTACCTTTCCAGGATTCAATTGACAGACTGAACTCGTTCTTAGCGTCAGTCGTGTCAAAGCCCTTCGCTGCAAGGAATTTCAGCTTCAGGAAGTTGATGATCAGAATCGGCTCAAACAGCACGATATCTGCATCTTCCGTTACTTTGTCCTTGCGGCTTTCGGGGCCGTCATCGCCATCACCGATCACCCATGCCCGAGAGACATACTCGAACGTGATGGGGATACCGTCCGGCACAGGATCGTCAGGGAAGACATTGAACTTACCATCACTAATCCTGAACCAGACATACAGGGTTGCCGAGTACAACTGCCGAGCTTTCAGATACGACCAAACCTGTGGCGACGCGGGGCCAAGAAGCGGCCAGACCGCCGGACCTCCTCGCTGCCAGCCAGTCTGGTCGAGCATATAGGAAAAATCAGCGGGGAGTTCGTACTCCCCGCTGTCAGCTGAGTCAGTAACCAGCTCAAACAAGGCATGAAGACGCTGCCACGGATAATCCTGTATAAGAGTCTGCCCACACGAAGTGATCAGTGTACGGAGCTGACGAAAAGCCGGGTCTGCCGAGGCGAAGGCATCCACTACCGGCGCAAGACCGACCTCTACCGCTGCACGGTTGATGATCTCTCCTGCTGTTAGATACCGACTTACGTCTGCCATCTCTTAGTCCTCTTCCAGTTCCTCGATGCGAGCGGCAAGTTCTATGATCGTCTGATCCTTCACCTCGAGCTCGTTTTTCAGGGCATCCAACTGCTCCTGGAGAGCGAGAATGGGAGCCTGTTCCTCGGCTTTCTGTACCAAGAGCTTGGCCCGCTTCTTCAAGTCAAACAGGCCAGGAACTCGGGTGCAGACATCGTCGCCTACGACGGCAAGCTGCTCCAGTGTACGAATCCGCAGGTAGGCCAGTTCCTCCACCTGCGAGCGGGTGAGCCACGGAACTTCCGTGAGGTGCGTTCCGTCTACGAAATCTTCGGGGCGGTCAGCAGCCTTCCACTTCGCGTACTGAGCCGCGTACCTCTGCTTGATGATGTTGTCCACCGGCTTGATCGGCCGGTTCGTCTGGTTTCCAGGAACGATGATCTCGCAGTATTCCTGATCGCTGTAGATCGGACGCCCTGCCTCACGACTCTTGGCCTTGTCCTCAACCGGACGAATGAAGAATCGTACGAACGCTTTGTTATCGCTTCTGGTACGATCTTCGAAGTCTTGCACATCAAAGTCGGCTATTGTCATTTCATTCTCCTAATTATTATGTGAGTGTTGGCGCGACATAGTACGCAAAGGGAACCAGTGCGGTATATCGCTTATTTCCGGTTGGGGCGATTGCGTAGTCAATGTTGCCCAACCATCTGGGGACACCCGTCGTCACTGGATTAGTTAAGAGCCAGTTATTCACGGCTACCTCAAGTTCTTGTAGTGTAGCCTCCTCAAAAGCCTTCACCGCCCACTGAAGATTGTACTCACCAGCCGATGGAGTCAGCGGCGGGGCGTCGAACAGTTGCAGATACAACGCGTCGCTCACACCGCACCGTTCAGGTCGCAGAGTGACAGATGCCCGGCTGGGACTGGATACTTGAAGTCGCCGCGACCGTTCACGTCCTTGTTTCCACCCGCTGTCACTCGACTACCGAACGTACCGTTGTCGCCGCAGTTGATGACCATGTCGCACACGCCACCCGTGGATGAGTCACTGCCAGCGGGCCGTGTCAGTCCAGTCAACCCGTGCGGCACGGAGAACGACTGAACCCCGTTGACGTATGCGGTGAGGTTGCCCGCCATGTCCAGCGCAAAGCCGACGATGCTGTTGACCCCGTAAGCCAACCCATTTCCCCGATTGGCGGCATTGTTCCAGTACGCACCTGTCGGGAAGTAGCCCCAATCGTTTACACTACTTCCAAGATATTCGTTGATGTTGCTCGCCGCCTGACCAATGCCGAAACCCTGTGCAGTCGCAGCAGTCAGTGACAGCATCTCCCAGTACCACTTGCCAGTAATCGCCCCCAACGTGGTGAACCCCATACCCCGAGCAGCAGCACTGTTGCTGACCATTCGGTGATCGGTTTCAGACAAGACCATGATCGTGGCCTTGTTCGCAGGGTCGAACGTGGCGAACACCGGCACCGCCGTACCCTGCGAAATCCAGTACGCGAGCTTTCTATCATTGAGCGTACCCGGATACGCGGACAGGAACTCCATCCACATATCGTTGACCGAGCCGAGGGTCGCTCCCTGCGACTGAAGCCATTGCCGTTCGCGATCATTAAGGGAGCCCGTACCGCCATAAAAGGACATCAGCCCATCGTTGACGGTCGGGCCACCAGTTACTCGCAGAATCTCATCATTGAGAGTCGGCACGGACTAGACCAATGACCAACCAGCGGCCAGCGTCACAAGATTGGCGGTTCCGTTCGCAGTGATCGCACCGTTAGCGCCGTTAATCACGCCGATGATGAACTCAGCGTCCTCGTCACCTCGTCCTTCGCTACCCGCACCGAGTCCGTTGCCACCGATCAGCTGACTGATCTGCGGTGTACGGGCATCTTCGAACTGGTCAAGCAGCGTCCAGCTTGGAAGCGACTCGTCAAGGTCATCAACGTCGGTAGCGATGCCGATACCACACGAGTTGAGACCGTTGTTGCAACCCGTTGTCCACGACGCGCCCGGTACTTCGGGAGTACGCGCAGCAATCGCAGTGGAGTTGCGGAAAGTTGTAGGTATATTCGCCATTTATCTCTCCTGCGAGATCAGGGGAGCCCGAAGGCTCCCCGTCTCCCGTTGTTAGGCGTTGACGTCCAGACGGCCTTGGAACTGAGCGCCGGAAGTGGTCAGATTTCCGGCCCATGCCATGATCTGCACCTCGGCATCCTGGTTCACCGCGTAACGCTTGTTCGGGCTGAGCGGCACGAACTCACGCTGCGAATGCGGGCGGTAGTGGATGTACTTGGTGTTCAGGAAGAACGCCGTACCCGCCGGACAGAAGCCGCCGATACCGCCGTCCAGAACGACGTCGGCATCCATGAACTTGAGCGTCGGGAACCCGAATTCGCCCGTGTTCGGCTGCGTGAAGCGCTGATTCGCCTGGAGTGCGGCGACGTAGGCTTGCCAGACCACACCGTCCATCATGATCAGGTCGGGGCGATCTGCGCCGCGTACGAGCTGCGACCAGAGCAGGTTCATGTCCGCGAGCAGCGTGGTTGCGTCCGCGCTGTTCTGGACTTTCGAACGCCAGAAGCTCCACGTTGCGCGGTCAATGCCGCCGTAGGTTCCGGTCGTCGGGACGAGCGGGACAGCCGCGTCGAGGCCGGTGATCTCCTTGCCGCCAGCGCCCGTTCCGTCCGAGTACAGACCACCGGAGATGAGGTTCATCATGGTGGACTCGGCGACGTTGACGCGGGCTTCCAGCAGGTCGATCATCTGCTCTTTGCCAGCGTTCTGCAGCATTTCCAGACCCGAGATGGTGACCGGGGCCGCAGCCTGTTTGATGTCGAACTCGGCAGCCGAGATGACGTCGCTGACGCCGACCGGCAGGATGTCGTAACCCGAGTACCATCCGGCGTTTGCGTTCTCTGCGAACGAGAGCTCTTCGTAGATCAGCCGACCACCGCAGAACGGACGACGCCGACCACCAGCCTTCAGCTTGGCGAGAATGGCGTTGTTCTTGGTGACGTTGTCGGCAACTTTCTTGGACCGATTCTCGATCGTCGTTGCGATGATATCGGAAACATTTGCGAATGCCATTTAAGGATCCTCTAGTTGAAGTTGAGTTGGGTCGTCTTCAAACTTGGGGACTGCTTCCCTGGGAGGGCTGGGCATCCTAGTTCCAACGTGGGGGTGAGCATAGCACACCCCCACGCTAGATTGCAAGCATCACCGACCAGTTTGATCCATGGCAGCGAGAATGGCTCCACGAACATCGTCTGGCTGAGCGTCTGAGTCTCCTACACCGCTGGCACGGGAGGGGAGGCTGGTGGCCGCGCGACGCTTCCGGCGCACCTCGTCATTCTTGCGCTTGGCCAGAATCTGCTGGATTTCAGGGGAGACCAAGAGCGCCTTGTCGTAGGCTTCCTGGAGAGTCATAGCTTGGCCACGATTCGCCGCCATCTCCAGCATATCGGCCATCGTCTCCCGGACGTCGTTGTAGAATTCCTTCTTGGAGAAGTCCGCCAGTTCCTTATCCAGTTCCTGCTGGTATTTCTGCGTCTGACTCTGCCGCAGGTTTTGGAATTCGTTCATGAACTGATTGACCGGACCTAGTTCGCTCTTCAGCAATTCGCGAAACTTGCCAGTTTCGTCCGGAACCTGCTGGCCGACCAGAGCCCTGTCCAAGTCCTCGATGCTGACGCCATGACGCTTGACAATCTCAGCGACTAGATTGGCTTTGTCCGCGGGGGAGCCGACGCGCAGAACCGCCGAAGTACGAAAGAGCTCGTCAATCGCCTGGAGTGGGCTGGCGTTCTCAATGCGGAGGAAGTGCTCGTATGGACGAATGGTCTGCGAGAAAGCCTCAGCGAACTTCCGCGCACCAGCCGTCTGGTTCAACGTGGTCGCTATTTCCTTCTCACGGCGGGCCACCTCTTCCTTCACCGCCGGGGGAAGTTTGGCCCAATGCTCCCGGACGGCGGGCTTCCAGCTTTCCGGCGCACGGACGTCGTCAGTCGGGGGCTTGTCCTCGCCCTTTACGTCTTTCGCGGCTTTGGAATCCCGAACTTGCTTCTCGGGGTCCTCTTCGGATCCCCCTGTTTCTTCGGCCTCGTCGTCTCCGGATTCGTCGCCTTCGGGTTCTTCTTGTTCTTCATCCTCCAGCTCCTCCTGCTTGTCTTCGGCTTCCTCAGCCTCTGAGGCAGCGAAGGCCTCTTCTAGCGCATCGCGCAATGACTCTGCC